CAGCACTAAAGATTGCATTCTTCCAAAAGAAAAAGCACTCAAAGGTGATGGACTAGATTTGGTTCGGACTGTTTCAAAGAGTATGATACATATTACTGTTCAAAATCTCTGTGAAACGTCTGCGTGGGAAGCCCGTCAAAGCGGTTTCTCACTTGGCGACGGCAACGTTGTCACTGCAGGACATATTTTTGACAAGAAAGCTAAGTCTTACATTGTCGAAATTTTGTATGCCCCTGAAACATCGTTGAATCCAGCGATGTTGTTTACTGTTCAACCCAATCAGTTAACATTCATGGGTGAAGATCTGGTGATCCTTAATTCGCTAAACAATATCCCTCGAAGAAATTTATTGACAGAATTATCTGCTCACGAATATCGCGAGAAGGGTAAAGTAAAAGTTGTTAAGAGAGATCCAAAAGGTCATCTGATTGTTGATGATGGCCACATAACTGGATATGAGGATGTTATGTACACCATTACTGCGGGTGAGCCTATTCATTTGCGCAAAACACCAATTGTTGTTAAGCGCGGAGATGATGGTCAACCTATCCCCACTAAGTATGGTGATTGTGGATCCTTGGTTTTAGTTGAAACCCCAGTTGGATGGAAGATCCATTCAATGATCGTTGCTGGCGAGCATGCCAACAATGGTGCAGCAATAATTCTCAAAGCTGATCATTTCAGTCAAAGGAAAGTGTTGTATGCCTTTGAATCGGAAAACCCAAAGTACCTGCAAGGTACTTCTTCTTCTGGACCTATGTTAACCCAACATCCAGAACATAACATGGCCACATGGAGTGGTGGTGGTTTTGGTGAGGTTATCGGTAGGTTCAAAACACGTATTCAAGGTAATTCTCGAGTATGCTATACCAAACATGGTGAAGAACTTGAAAAGTTACTTCCCATTGCTGAGGTATGGAGTGCTCCTAAAATGAGAGTTGTCTGTGAAGATGGAATTTGGCTCAATTGCTGGGCACTATCCATGAAGCATCAAATTAATCCAGCTACTGGATTTAATGAAAATGCTTTGCGTCTTTGTATGATGGCTTATTTTGAAGATGTTAAGGCAGGTCTTGGTGAACGCATTCACGAGATCAGACCTTACACTTTAACGGAAGCTATCAATGGTGTTAAAGGAGATCCTTTTGTCAACCGCTTGCCAATGAACACTTCTGGTGGGATGAGATATCCTGGTGGAAAACTCAAATGGCTTGTGGAAGACGATGAAGGACTTTTGCACCCTGGACCCGAGCTTCTTGAAGAACTGCA